CCGCCTTCATTAAAGGAAAAAGTTATGGGTGGTATTTGCTCAAGGCCTAAAACACCGAGCCTCCCACCGCCGCCCCCGCCGCCTCCCGTCACACCTGTGCCGGCAATTACAGGTGACGAGGGCGAAGAAGAGGTTGCCGCTGCTGATCGCCGCAAGCGTCGGAATAACAAGCTCGCGACTGGCCCGCAAGGCCTGCTTACGCAACCTAATATAGGCGGCGCTACGCTATTGGCCGGCGGCGGCTCGCCGACCGAGGAGGCTTAGCATGCCAGCACCCGGTTGGGTCACCGGCGGCACCGTACCGGCAAATCACGCCAGCGCTGTCGCGTCGGGCTGGGTCTACAAAGACTTTGGGATGGCGGGCGGGCGCTACGTAAATTCTAGCACCGGCGAAGTGCGTTCATCTGCGCCGCTTCCCGCAGGCTATGTAGAGACGCCGGGAGGCGTTCGCAAGATGGAGCCCGTCGCTACCGGCCCGGTGACAAGCACCGGGTCAAGCGGCCCCTCTGGCGGCAGCGGCGGTCCCGGCCCGAGCGAAACGATCGTTTCGGCCTCCTCTGGTGGCGATGGCCTGACCGAGGCACAGCTCCAACGCCGCCGGCGTGGGCGGGCGCAGACAAACATGACCGGCGGTGCTGCCGGCGCGGCCAACGTCGCCAAGAAAACACTGATGGGAATTTAAAAATGGCCGAGCCTGACGCGAAAGCTGTCGCTTTTCTAAAGCAGATGCGCGTGCTGGAGACCCAGCGCAGCGTGTGGGAGGCGCACTGGCAGGAAATCGCTGACTATGTAGTGCCGCGCAAGGCCGATATAACGAAAAAGCGCACTGCCGGCGCGAAACGCTCGCAGTTAATCTTCGACGGCACCGCGATCCACGCGCTTGAACTGCTCTCGTCTAGTCTGCATGGCATGCTCACGAGCGCATCGACGGCGTGGTTCACGCTCGGGTTCAGCAACCCGGCGCTTAACCGCGACGATAAGGCCAAGGAATGGCTCGAGATGGCAACCGACAGCCTCTATGACGCCTTCGATCGCAGCAACTTTCAGGAGCAGGTGCAGGAATTATATCAAGACCTTGTGGCCTTTGGCACCGGCTGCATGTTCGTCGAAAGCGCCGAGCCCGCCGGCCTACGCTTTAGCACCCGGCATATCTCCGAGCTATACATTTCAGAGAACGCCGACGGTCGCGTCGATCAGATATACAGAAAATTTAAATTGACCGCCCGCGCTGCCGTTAATCGCTGGGGCGAGGCCGCTGTCGGCGAGCGCGTCGCGAAGACATACAAGGAAGAGCCGCACAAAGAGGTCTCGATCGTCCATCATGTCTCGCCGCGCGACGATTATAACACCAGCAAGCGGGGCGCTATGGATAAGCCCTTCATGTCCTGCTACATCGAACCGGAGCTGAAGAAGGTAATTCACGAGGGCGGCTATGATGAGTTCCCGTTCCTTGTGCCACGCTGGTTGAAGGCGTCCTTCGAGCTGGGCTACGGCAGGTCTGTTTGTATGAAATGCCTGCCCGACATCAAGATGCTCAACAAAATGTCAGAGACGACGATCAAGTCGGCGCAGAAGCAGGTCGATCCGCCGCTGCTCGTTCCTGATGACGGCTTTATGTCTCCGGTGCGTACCGTCCCTGGCGGCATTAACTACTACCGGGCAGGCACGCGCGATCGGATCGAGACAATGGCGATCGGCGCGAATACGCCGCTCGGCCTTTCGATGGAGCAGCAACGGCGAGACGCTATACGGCAAGCCTTCTATGTAGACCAATTGATTCTTCAAGAAGGTCCGGCTATGACGGCCACCGAGGTCGTGCAGCGTAACGAAGAGAAGATGCGCATCCTTGGGCCAGTCCTCGGGCGCTTACAGGCAGAGTTCCTCGAGCCGCTGATAGGTCGGACGTTCAGTATTCTGACCCGCCAGAACGCTTTGCCGCCTGTGCCGGAGTTTCTCGTCGGCATGCCGCTCGCAATCCAATACGTCTCGCCGCTGGCCAAGGCGCAGAAGCTCGGCGACTTGCAGTCTGTTCTGAGGACGATGGAAATATTGCAACCCTTCGCGAGCGTGGACCCCTCGGTGCTTGACTATCTCGACACCGACGGCCTCGCCCTACATGTCATGGATGTGCTTGGCGTCCCGGCACGGGTACGTAAGGGGCAAGAGGAGGTTCAGCAGATGCGCGAAGAGCGCCAGCAGCAGCAGCAGGCCAACCAGCAGCAAGAGCAGGCGATGCAGGGCGCTCAGATGGCCGGCCAAGCAGCGCCGATGGTCAAGGCTATAACCAACGCCGAGCAAGCCGGCGCAACTGCGCCGCTTCAGGCGGCCTGACGTGAATGGATTTTTTAAAGGACTACTGGGAGCAGGTCGTCTTTGTCGGGCTGATCGTTGTTCTTTTCACCCGCATGCGCTCGCAAATCGCAGAACTGCGTAAAGATGTGGATGACATGGAAAAGAGAAATACTTTTATAGAGACGACTAAGCTGCGGGCCTCGAGCGATGCCCAGGCGGATCAAATAACGGCCTTGTGGGATCACATCAATAAGATCCGCGACATGGTTAGCAACGGATTTGGGAGTAAAAAGTAAATGTTTTTATGCAAATGTAAGGACTGTAAATGTGATCCCTGCCGCTGCGGGGAGACTAAATAGTGGATCAGCGCGAGATTGACCGCCGGCTATCCTACCGCGAATTATTTAACAGCGATGTCGGCGAAAAGATCATGGGCGATATGTCCGAGCGCTTTTATGCCGGCAAGACGACGTGGAGCGAGAACCCACTCGAGATGGCCTATTGCGAGGGTCAGCGCTCGGTGATCCTCTGGCTGCACCACATGTGTTCCGATAAATGGAAAAACCTTAACTAGGAGAATTAACTATGGCCGAAGCAGCAGTCGAACAGGCAGCCCCGGAGGCGGGGTCTGTTCCCTCTGAAGCGACGCCGGAAGCGGCGAATGACTGGCGCGATGCTATCGGCGAGGACATCAGACACGACCCCTCGCTGCAATCGATCAGGGATGTAGGCAATCTTGCCAAGTCCTATGTGCATGCTCAGCGTATGGTCGGGCGCGACAAGATCGCCTTACCTGGCGAAAGCGGCACGCCGGAAGAATGGTCTGACTTCGACGCGCGAAGCGGTAGGCCAACCGAGGCCGCAAACTATGATTTAACCGCGAATATTCCGGCAGGCATGGAGAGCGAGAATGACTCCGGCGTGCTGGCGGGGTTCAAGGACGCCGCGCTGGCCGCAGGCCTGCGGAACAATCAGGCGCAGGCAGTGCTTGACTATTACTACAGTATGTCCGGCAGCATGGGCGAAGAGCGAAATCAGATGCTCGAGCAGGGGCGCGCCGACACAGAGACTGAATTGCGGCGAGAATATGGCAAGGCCTACGACGAGCGTATTGGCTTCGCGAAGGACGCGCTGGCTCAATTTGGCAGCGACGATCTCGCCGAGATGGAGCTTGCCGACGGCAGTAAGGTTGGCAACAACCCTCACTTCGCAAAAATGCTAGCAAATGTCGGGCTCTTTATCCGCGAGAAGATCGGCGAGGACAGCCTGGAGGGCGACAAACGATTGCAGAATATGATGACGCCGCAGGACGCACATGATCAGCGCCTCGATCTGATGCGGCCCGGCGGTCCCTATTGGGATAAGAACCACCCACAACACAAAGATTTCGTTCAGCGAGCCCTCGAGCTGGCCGAGCATGAATTTCCCGAGGAGGTTACGCAAATCGGGTGAGTTTCGGGACAAGCATCATGTTGATGCCCCTGATTGGACAGCGTGGAAAGGCGCGCGGCCTAGCGGCCTTACAGTAGGAAGTCCGGCGTTGTGCCGGGTAGCGATCCGAGCAATTCAAATGCTTGGAGGAATAGACTTATGTCTAACCAAATTACCACAGCGTTCGTAAATCAGTTCTCGAGCAACGTCACTTTGTTGGCGCAGCAGACAGGCTCGATGTTACGCAACGCAGTTAACGTGGAATCGGTTACAGGCGAAAAGGCCTTTTTCGAACAGATCGGTAAGGCGTCCGCAGTGCAGAGGGTATCTCGGCACTCCGACACGCCACTTGTTGAGACTCCCCACAGCCGCCGGATGGTTACAATGACCTCCTACGAGTGGGCCGATTTGGTTGATGATGCTGACAAAATCCGCTTATTGATCGATCCCGCGAGTACCTACGCCCGCGCAGCAGCGGCGGCCATTTCACGCAGCATGGATACAGCTATTATCGATGCTATGACTGGCTCCGCGAATACGGGAGCGGCAGGCTCTACTAGCACTGCATTACCGGCCGGGCAGAAAATCGTCCACGGCAGCGCAGGGCTGACATTAGCTAAGCTCGTTTCAGCAAAAAAGATACTTGACCAGAACGATATCGACCCAAGTATCCCACGCTATATCGTGGTTAGCCCCGAGCAGACTGAAGACCTGCTCAACAATTCGACTGTCACTTCAGCCGATTACAACAGTATCAAAGCACTTGTACGCGGTGGATATTCGCCTAGCAGGCGTGAAAGCGTTTGCTGAAAACTGCTCAAATTCGGGGAAGGCTGTAAAATGCTAATCCCGAGCGAAGCCCTAATTTGGGAACGTGTAGAGACTTGACGGGCAGCACCCTTTGGGGTGATGAGAAAGTCCAGACCACAAACGGCTTATGCCGGCAGCGAAAGCTGTAGCTGGTAAGGAAATTGATACTTTCCTCGGCTTTAAGTTTATTACGTCAAACCGCCTCAACTCCGACGGGACTTCGCGTCAAGTCGTTGCCTGGGCGCAAGACGGGATGGCTCTCGCGATAGGAGCCGAGCCTAGCGCTCGGATCACGGAGCGGGATGACAAGTCGTATTCGACTCAAATCTACTATTCGGCGACCTTTGGGGCCACTAGGCTTCAAGAAGAGATGGTCGTCGAAATAGCGTGTAACGAATAGGAGGGATGTGACATGGCAAATGTAAATCAGACGCTCGTCACTAATTTCCTGGCATCACCGCCGACAATGAACACGACCCGCCAACTTCACGGGTCGATGCGCGTTGCCTGCGGCACGATAGCTCTAGCCGCTGGTGATTTAAGCGCAGGCGATACGATTATGCTTGCGCCGATCCCCACCAACGCAGCGGTTGTCTCGATCAAGATTTTTAATGATGATCTGGACAGCGGCTCAGCCGTGACAATGCATGTCGGCTTATATACTGCCGATGGTAATGTTACCGCAAAAGATGTTGATGCCTACGCATCGGCGACCACCGACCTGAGAGCTGCTGTTCTCACCGGGACCGAGGTGGCCTTCGAGGCTAGGAACATCAACCTGATGGGGCAGCGCGTCTGGGAAGATGCTGGCGACAGCACTGATTCAGGCGGTCACTATCTGATAGGCCTCGAGACCGATGCTGCTGGCGATACCGCCGGCGACCTCTCGTTCTTGATTACCTATGTGTGTGACTAGTGACTAAATTCGGGAGGGGGGGCTCGCGCCCTCCCTTTCGTTTTAGCGGCGGCGGGCAGTCTAAAAAATTCTCGCTGCTCGAGGCGTGTGTCAACGTCACGATCGGCATCGGGGTTGCTTGGGGCTTATCGTTCCTCGTGTTCCCGATTTTCGGGTACGAGCCCACTGTGATGAAGACTTTATGGATCAGCTTGATTTTTACAGCCGTCAGCTTGATCCGAAGCTATCTACTCCGGCGGCTGTTCAATTTAATCTGCATGCGATACGGGAAGTAAAATGGCCTCGGAAGTTGATATTTGCAATTCGGCGCTGAACCAGCTTGGCGCAAGTCAGATCATCTCGCGCACCGAAAACAGTAAGGCCGCGCGGGTGGCAAACCAGCGATATGACTTTATCCGCGACAAGGTGATCCGCAGCCATCCCTGGAACGCCTGCGTGCGTCGGGCAAGTCTGGGCCAGGAGACAGAGACACCCACCTATAAATACGCCTTCCAATACGCTCTACCGACAGACCCCTATTGCCTGCGGGTGATTAACATCAGCACAGGCGGCAACTACGAAGAGCTTGACATCGATTATCAGATTGAGGGGCGCAAACTTCTCACAGACGAGGGTACTGTCTTTCTACGATACATCGCGCGGATTACCGACCCTAATGAGTATGACGCGCTGCTGATAGAGGCTTTGACAGCCGCGCTAGCCGCTGACATATCCTATGCGATCACCAACAGCGTGACGCTGGCGCGCGAACTGCAAGGCCTCTATGCCCAAAAACTTTCGGAGGCGCGCTTCGCCGATGCCCAGGAGAATTTCCCTGACGTGATCGAAGCCGACGCCTTTACCAACGCGCGGCTCTAGCATGACGCGAGCCTCGCCAGCGTTTGCCAACTGGACAGCGGGAGAGCTGTCTGCCCGTCTTGAGGGCCGGACTGATCTCGACAAATACTTCCAGGGTGCGCGCTCAATCGAGAATTTTATCGTTCATCCGCACGGCGGCGTCAGCCGCAGGCCCGGCACGACATACATCGCGCCCGTCAAGGACAGCGCCGCCAAGACCCGGCTGCTCAGCTTCGAGTTTAATGTCGAGCAAACCTATATAATTGAGTTTGGAAATTTATACCTCCGCTTCTACAAAGATGGTGGCGTCATCCTCGAGGCCGCGAAGACCATCAGCGCCGCGACGAAGGCCAACCCCTGTGTGGTGACCGCTAGCAGTCACGGCTTCCTTGATGGCGACGAAGTCGAAATTAGCGGCGTCGTCGGCATGACCGAGATCAATGGCCGGCGCTTTACTGTCGCAAATAAAACGACAAACACATTTGAGCTGTCAGGGATCAACTCAACGGATTTCACGACCTATGGCTCCGCAGGCACAGCCGGCCGTGTCTATACGGTCACGACCGCGTACACCACGGCGCAGATACCGGACCTTAAATTCGCGCAGTCTGCCGACATCCTCTACATTTGTCACAATTCTCACGAGCCGGTCAAGCTGACCCGCACCGGGCATACGGCCTGGACAATGACAGGCATCAACTTCGTTAATGGTCCTTATCTGGATCAAAACACAACGACGACGACGCTGACCGCAAACGGTCGATCGGGCTCGGTGACGATTACCGCTAGCTCGGCTGTATTTGTCAGCACCGACGTTGGCCGGCTTGTAAAAATGTACAACGGCTATGCGAAGATCACCGGATACAGCTCAGCGACATCAGTCACGGCGACGGTGCAGACGAAAGACGACGGCATCAGCGAGTGGCTGCCGACGTACACGTCGGCGACAATAGGCTTCACGGAGGGCGACCCAAGCACCACCGGGCTGCCTCATAACGATAGGATAACCGATGCCGCGCGGCTGTTCGAGGAAGAGGGGTTCGCGGACGGGATGGATATCACCGTTACGGGCTCGACTTCAAACAATAAGGACGTTCGGGCGGCCTCCGTTTCGGACGACACGGTGATACTCAAGCCTATCGACGACCTCGTCGCCGAGACCAGCGGTGCCTCAGTTACCCTGGTGGGAAAATTGACAGGGGTGTCAAAGTGGTCTCTGGGAGCGTTCTCTGCGACTACTGGGTATCCCGCCGCAGTGTCATTTTACGAGGAGCGCCTTGTCTTTGCCAACACCACAGAGCAGCCGCAGACGCTGTGGTTTAGCCGCAGTGGCGACTACGAAAACTTCACGACATCCGCGACAGTGCAGGACGACGACGCGCTGACGTACACGATCGCAAGCAATTCCGTAAACTCGATCAGATATCTTTCGGCTGCAAAAAACCTTCTCGTCGGAACCGTCGGCGGTGAATTTATCGTCCGCGCATCGGGAACGGACCAGCCGATCACGCCGACGAATGTCCAAATTAAACAGCAGACCCGCTTTGGCTCGGCGAACATCCAGCCGCAGGTCGTTGCCAACGTCACTCTGTTTTTGCAGCGAGCGAAGCGAAAAGTCAGAGAGATGCGTTTCGATTACGACAGCGACAGCTATACGGCACACGACATGACAATCCTCGCTGATCACGTTACGGCGTCCGGCGTGACTGAAATGTCCTATCAGCAGGAGCCAGACAGCATCCTTTGGGCGGCCCTGGCCGACGGCACTCTAGCCGGCCTGACATACCGCCGCGAGGAGGGGGTCGTCGCGTGGCACCGCCATAAGATCGGCGGCAGCAATACCACAGCCTTCAACTCGGCTAGCGACGTGACGGCCAGCGGTAGCGACGGCGACGGCAATGGCTACGTCACCACCACCGGCCATTCGTTTTCGACCGGCGATAAATTTGTCTATGACTCGAATAGCGGCACGGCGATGGTCGGGCTGACCGACGGCGAGACGTATTACATCCATAAACGTGACGCAAATAAGATTGAGATCGCCGGCACAGCGTCTGCGGCAGCCGCGCGGCGTGTCATCAAGATCGGGTTAGGCGTTGGGGTTCACCTAATCGTTCAGGAAGCATCTGTCGAAAGTCTGGCCACCCTGCCAACCGACGCCGATGAGGACGAGCTGTGGATGATCGTGAAACGGACGATCGGCGCAAACGCAACGGCGACGGTGACAATAAGCAACTACGCCAACATCGCAGCCGGCGAGAAGGTGGCGCTAATATCCACCGACGGCACCAGCTATGATTTTGTCGAGGGGAGCCAGTTAACCAGCGCCGGCACCTTCGACGCGGCGACGAGCAACAACCAGACGGCGACTAACCTCGCCGCCTGCATAAATGCCGGCGACGGCCCGAGCGGTACGAAGTTCTATGCAACCGCATCGGCCGCCGTTGTGACAATCTCCCAGGCGGTCGCCGGATGGAACGGCCAGACCGTCGTCACACTAACTGATGCCGGCAGCGTCGGCATGACGAAGACAAATTTTTTCTCCGGCTCGACCGTTAGGCGTTATGTCGAAAGGATGACGGCTGTCGATTTCGGTTCCGACGTTACGTCAGCATTCTTTGTCGATAGCGGGCTGAGCTACGAAGGCGCAGCAGCCACAGCGCTCACCGGGCTCCACCACCTCGAGGGTCTTGCCGTTCAGACGCTGAACAACGGGTCGGCGTCAAGCGACAAGCAAGTGCTGAGCGGCTCAATAACTCTTGATGCTGCTACGGTCAAATGCCACACCGGGCTCGGTTACAACTCCACGCTGCAAACAATGCGCGTCGAAGCCGGCTCCGCTGACGGCGGTACGAGCCAGGGAAAGATCAAGCGCATCCATGACCTGACGGTGAGGTTATACAACACCGTCGGCATGATGATCGGAAAATCAACGACTGACCTCGATCGCGTGCCTTTTCGGGATAGCTCTATGGCGATGGACTCGCCAATCCCGATGTTCTCCGGCGATAAAGATATTGAATTTGCCGAAGGGCTGGACCAGGACGGCTTTATTGTGATCCGGCAAGACCAGCCGCTGCCGATGACGATCATCGCTGTGTATCCGCGATTGCAGACCTTTGACCCTTGATTGAACTGATAGACTACAGGCACGCGCATGGTCGTGAGTTATTCCAGAAAAATGAAAGCGACGGCGCGCAAATCGAGGCCTGGTTTAATCAGCCGACTTTCGACGGCTGGCTAGCCAATCTGGAGCAGCCTGGGCATTCATTCACGGCGATTGACAGCAACCTCGGCATCCTCGCGATCGCCGGCGTCGTCGAGAAGTGGGTAGGCGTGGGCGAGGCGTGGATGGTTCCCGGCGAGCGCTTGCGGGAAATGCCACTCAGCGGCGCGCGTCTGACAAAGCGGCACTTAGACATATTGCGACAGACGCATGGTTTTTGGCGCTTACAAATAAACGTACACGTCGAAAACGAATTGGCTTTGAGATTTGCGAAATGGCTCGGATTTGTGATGGAAGGCGAAATGATAAAATACGGACCTGACGGTAAAAACTACTACAGAATGGCGAGGCTCTAATGGCTGCGGCAATAGCGGCGGCTGCGATGGCGGCGGGCAGCGCCGTCGCGTCGGCGTCGGCATCGTCGAAGGGCGGCAAGCAGGCGCTTATAAATTCACAACTTCGCGCGCAGCAAATCGAACGAAACCGCCAAATCGCGATGCGCAATCTGGACCGCGAGAAAATCACCGGCTCGCTGGAACGGGCAGAGAACCGCGTCAGAGGGCGCGAGTTTCGCGGCGCTCAACTGGTTCAGCAACTCCAGTCCGGCGCTGAGACGGGGTCAGGCACGTCGCTTCGCGTCCGCGTTCAAACGGCGAATCAGATCGCCCTTGAGATAAACAAGCAGAGCTGGGCGAACGAAGAACGTCAATTAGCTCTGCGGATGCAGGCCGATGGATTTGAGTCGCAAAGAGACTTGGAAATATACAGCGGCAGATCGCAAAATAAGTTAGCTCAACAATCGGCGAAAATGTCGCTGCTGACCGGCGCGGCTAAAACCGCCGGGGCATATTACGGTAATGCATAATGGCAAAAACAGACCTCTTTATTAGCAAGTCGCCGTTGGGGCAGGGCGCGCCTGCCATGCCGTATCAGGCGGTTTCCAACCTCAACGTGTCTGCGTCTCAGGCTGCGGCACCTCTTCAAACGGCTGCGGCTGGGCTTGACAACATAGGCGCGGTTTTTCAGCAAAAGCGCGACATCGAAGTGCGATCCGCAGTTGCCGGATACAGCGATGCAATTAAAGACAATCTATATGGAGAGGCTTTCAACGCCAAGAAACCGGGTGCGCCGCTTAACGCTGTCTACGAGGATGTCGAAGATGCCAGCGGTAATGTAACGCGGCAGATGACTTCGACCGATGGCTTTACGTCATATCAAACAACCACCAAACAATTTCAAGATGGGTTGCTCGCCGGGATCACAGACTCCAAGGTTCGCAAGCTGGTCGCGGCGGCGATCCCGACGCTAAAGCGGGCAAAGGACTACGAGGTCGCGTCGCATTACCAACTGCGCCAAGTCGATTTCGTGACGGCCCAGCGGCTTCATCAAATCGAGGCGAGAGGCGACAGGCTAGCTGACGCCTTGTCGCGAGACCTCAGAGAGTTGACGCCGGCTGATATCGTGGAAACACGAGAGGACTTTTTGCGATCTCAGACCATGTTCCGGTCGATGGCCGACGACGGCCTGGAAGACTGGGCAAAGGTGCCAGGGTTAGAAGAGACCTTTCGGAATGAGCTTGCCGAGAACGTATTTGAGGGGATGATTGAACGCGCGCGGAGCGCCGGTGCGACGGTAGCTGAGGACGGCGACGGGCTAGAGGTCGTTACAACTCCTGAGTTGGATCGCTTGTTAACTATTTTGGCTAGCGACGAAAAGGTCCAAGAGCATGCTCGGGCAATCGGCGACATACTCGGCCTGCCAGAAGACATGGTGCTGGACCTCCAGACCGAAAAACGCATTGCCATGCTCAATGACGTTCACAAAAAAATTGAACAGGTCTCGGACGAGCATCGCGAGGAAATGAAATTCCAGTGGACCCTAGAAGATAGGGCGCAGACAGAGAGGCATGAGGCCGGCCGCCGAATAACCGTCGAAACTTTTGGCTTAACAGAAGTTATGACCGATACTCAGCGCCAGGAATGGATTGCTGAGTTTGTTGAAGCCCACGGGTTTTTTCCTTCTGGGCCAAACGGCACGCTGACCGCAGACGACGTGATCCGCCTAGAAACAACCGATGAGATCAGCTCCAGTTGGGCAAACACCCTGCGGGGCTGGATCGCAAAAGGTTACGATGGCGATCAGGACTGGGCAACCTTTATTGATTTTCAGAAACAAATCGCAGATGCAGACGTTAACGACCTCGCGGGCGTTCAAGAGAATATCTTCACAAAAGCTAGGTCGCTGGGCACCACTTGGGTCTCGCAACTGGTAGGCGACATTACGTCGAGACGGACTAAAACGCCGGACTCGGAAGCGCATGCGCGAGCTAAGAGTTTGCTCATCAAGCAATTTAGCGGCGCATTAGACTCGTTTGATGATTGGACTGCCAAGTCCGGCGCTGTCTTGGGATCGGCGTTGCAAAGATTTTCTGACCAAACGAGAGACGGTGACGGCCTTGTGGTTGGAGGCCTTGATTACAACGACATCGCCGGGAGTATTTTTGACGAGTTAATAGGTGTCGACGACGCACAGCAGGCGTTGGAAAATAAAATCCGCCCGGTCGTTGCTAACCTAGAGTTCAATAACCTTAGCCGCGAAGCCTGGGGCGTTGATTTTTTGAACGAGGAAATAGGCAAAAATATTATTAAACAAAGTAACAAAACCCTGGATATTTTGGCCTTGCTGCAAGCAGGCGCTTCTCCAAGCGACTTTACTTCGGAAGATTTAAAGGAAGCGGGGCTGACAGGATTTGGCATGGTTGTGACAGAAGAGACGTCTGTTGACGAACTAAAGCGCATGATGGGGGTCTCGCCGAGCATGTTCACAACGCCGTCTTCAATCCAGGCCGCGAGAGACGATTTAGTGAGGCTGCAATCTATACGCTCGCGTTATTTGCGTAGGGGGACCAAGTAATGGCTGACGACGCCAGCGATGACTGGATAAGCGGTTTCGCGGAAACACAAGCGCGATTGAATGACCCAGCCTATCGCGTTCATGCGGAGTTTGGCGGCCAGGAAACAGCCGATGCGTTTGTGTTGGGCCAAAAGCCCGAGCGGCTTGACGCCAACGACCCCAGCACCTGGGGCGCTGCTCGCGCGGAGGCTGCTACTTTGCCGGGCGAGAAAATCGAGCCGCGCAGCCCTATCGAAGATCAATCTTACGAATATAGCCACAAGCCCGGCGAGCCTGAGATGCGGCAACCAGTGACTGAGGAGATGCCGGCTGCGCCCGAGGCCCAGGAGCAGCCCGAGATAGCGCTAACGGATATCTTAGGCGACAAGACTATTCCTGTTAACAATGAAGGCGGGGCGGCGCTGCACGCTCTTTCGGGTGCCGGTGACGCGATAAATCAAGTCCTCCAAATAAGTGACGAGGTTATTCACGTCTTGGAGGGGTCTTCTGTAGGCCGCTGGCTTGAGAACGCCGGGCTGGGTAATGCCTACATCGTCGTGGATGGCGACGGGGTACGTTTCCAGCAGGGCCGGCCAGAGAATGTCCCATTGGCGCAAGTGCCAACATTCGACATGGAAAACCCGCCGATGGTCGCTGACCTTTCACGCGCGGTGACGCACTTTGTCGTCGCGATGGCTGCCTTACGGACACGATTGCCGGGGGCTGGCGTTGGCATCGGCACGGCGCAAGGCGTGGGACGTGAAGTAATCTCGTCGGCTGGTGCGGCAGCTACGTTTGACCCGACCGAGGGTGGCCTCGTGACCATGCTCAAATCTATGGGTGTCGAGAGCGAGTTCTTGGCGTATTTGGACGCGCAGGTGCCGGAGGGCTCAAAGGGAGCCGAGCGCCTTGAGGGGCGGCTTATGCTGGCTGTCGAGGACATCATCGTGACCGGCGGGCTCGGTGCTTTGTTCATCGGGGCGGCGCGCATGCTCAAGTCTGCACCGAAGTTGGCTGCGGGAGTGGCGCGGGATTTGAAAGCTGCCGGCGTCAGTGCTGACCGCCTTGGCAATACACTTAATAACGCAGCGTCGTATGTGGAGGGCAAGGGCGCAGAGGCGATGCAACGCTTGCAGTCTGGCGCAACCATGCACACTGCCGGCGGTGCCATTACCGATGCCGCGCTCGCCGGAGCTGGCAAGGTTGCCGCGCTCAGTCACAGGCGTCGGCCATCGGGGCAGTACATCGGCGGGCCAAAAGGGTTGGATAATCCACAAAAGCTCGCTGCACTTAGAAGGAAGGTGACAGGTCTGGCGAGAGAAGGAGAGGAAGGCCGCTTCTGGTATGAGCGGTCCAGCGAGCAGATATTGGATATGGTCGGCGGTGATGTTGAGGAAGCAGACAAGCTCATTCAAGCCATCGCGGTCACCTCTCCTGGCACGCCTGTAAAGGCAAACTTTGACTATGCCCTGCAAGCATACAGTCAGTGGAAGGCTGGCTATCCAATCAAGTCAGGCCGCTTCCCGACGAGGATGAGCGAGAAGATGGTGGATATTTTTGCGGGCAATGCATGGGAGGGGCGCAAGACAGATGACTTCTACAACAACCTGATGATCCACATTGACCCCGAGAGGACAGGGCCGGTCACCGGGGATATCTGGATGCTGAGAGCGTTTGGCTTTGCAAAGGCCAACGAGATGCCAGCGCCGCAGCAGTATAAGTTTATGACAGCGGAGACGCAGAGGATCGCAAAGCAGCTCGGATGGGAGCCGCACCAAGTGCAGGCGGCAATCTGGGTGAATATGAAGGCTCGATCTGAAAATGTAGATGTCAAGCGGCTGACAGACGCATCGTCCGAAAAGCTGGGATACATCAAGTTTGAAGCAGGGCCAAAGGGCCAAAAGCGCCGGGTGATGATTGACGAAGAAGCCCACATGGCAAACTGGTTCAAGCACGCTCTGGCGTACACGCCGGGGCCGGAAGACATCAACAAAGCGAAGTTCGATTACGCCGATGCCGCGCGAAGTTCTCTGGCGCAAGTCTCCTGGGAGAGCATCCCCGGCCGCAACACCCGCCACCTTCCCGAGATGTTTGACGCTCCTTATGAGCAGCAGGCCGAATATCACGTCGCGGTGTCGAAAGCCTTCTTAGATCAAGACGGCACCGACCTAATTGCAAGGGAGTTGGGCCTGCCTACGCCCGGCGACTTTGAGGCACCTGGGTACTTTGAAGGCAAGGTTAGTCCCGGTACGCAAACGGAAGTCCTCGCGCCACGCCAGTACAAGGGGCCAGATTCTGGAGCTGTCGAACCTGCGACGATTGAGTTAATCGAGGCTTACGCCGCTGCTCGCGGGATTTTGATGAAGCAGGATGGCGTTGGGTGGCATAGGCCGTTCTATAAAACTACGCGAAAAAAGAGCAACGGTGTCGGGGTGGAAATTGGGCGACCCCTTAGTGAAGCAGAAACGGTGCAGTTAGCAAACTTTGTAGCCAAGTATGCTGGACATAAAGAGTTCTCCCCTATAGCTTTTGGTGACGGTGTACGTTTCGTAAATTTTGATTACGTTGGGCTTGATAATTTAGAATTTCAAGGCATTATTGCAAAAGCATTAAATGATATGCAGTTTGAAGGCGATGTCAGTGCAACTGCTAAACGCTTTCATGCATACACGGGATACGCTGGTAACGATTGGAAGGTAAATAAGAATGGCGAAGGTTACATGGACGGACGCTGGGCCGGACGACCCGATCTACAACGGAAAGTTCGTGGTGTCGTCGAGAAAGTCGCGGCCCGCATCGATGACATCGATGGAGACTTCTCCGAGCGGTATGGCTGGACAGTCAACCAAGACCTCAACGCCGACTACCGAGCCGCAAGAGGTGACGAGGAGCTGATACCACCGCCGGAACCTCTTAACAATATGACGACTGAACCCGCCCCAGAGGCGGGTTTTTTAATGGAGAACTCTAGTGGCAATTGACCGTTACGCGGAGCCGACACAGCAAGAGGCAGACACCGTTGCGGCACAAGCTACGCCTATTGGCGGGCTAATGGAGCCGCTGACTGACCAGCCGGAGATCGTGCCGGAGCAGGACGGCGAGTATGATGTGGCGGGATTCGGCACGCTAAGAAGGCTATTCCCTGTTCCATCGAAAGTGGACGCGCTGCGCAACAAGACAGATGAAGCGCCGGTCGAGGAGCCACTGCTTTCCCCGCAATCAGAGGCTGGTGAAAAACCGTATCTGGACAATCTTGTCGGCGGGGCTGAAGAGCCGCCGGCCTTTAATCCAAAGCCGGGCGATAAACGTACAAAGCCTCGCGTCAGCGGTGTTGAGGAGAATGCGCGCCTGCGGAACATTCTTGAGACAGAGCGCGGTGCCGGGAGCTTCGCTGGAGCGATCGATCCCGAATTTAAGACAAAGATGGATTTGCCCTCTGAAGCCGAGGCCGACGATGTGGTGCGTCAGCTTTGGGAGAGGATGGACGACAAAGCAAACTACCCTGATGAATTTGGCCATCGCCATGCGGAGGGGGCGCTTGATCTTTTCAATGCAGGTCGGATCGAGTCAGGCGACGACATCATTGATCTGATCGCTACGCTGGCCAAATCGACAAAATTCGATGACAGGGTAAAAACCCCTTGGTGGGACGAATCAAAGCGTGGCGTTGTTACACTAGCCGCTCAGAAGCAGGTCGCAGATTTGATCGGCGCGAGCGAGGGGCGCACCGAGAAGCTCTTTGAAGCGATTATGGCACGCTCAAAAGGCGGCGTAGTCCAGATGGAAGGCATCGGCACCGCCGAAGTGATGCTGGCGGCGCGCAATCTCATGGTCACGCTAGTCGAGCGCACTGACGTTGGGGCGCATAAGATTATGCGTGGAGACGCGACAGCCGCAGAGCTACTCGAGTTCCGCAAACAAATGATGGTGACGCGCGCTGTCATGGCCCAGGTGAAGGGGAGCCAGACAGAAATTGCTCGCGCTCTTGGGGGCATGCGCAATCGCGCCTCCGGCCAGCAGCGTTTCCTGTCCGGCGCGGAGCTGGAAGAGTTTGACGCGCGAATTGTGGAAGACCTGCTCAACGAGAACGGTGGCGAGAAGGCCGTTAAGATGATGGCCGAGGCGTGGCTAGAATTACCGACCCTTGAACAGCGCGCGAAATTTGCGCGCTCGATGAACAAAAATGCGATAGCCCGTGGCGCGGATGCGATCTACGAGGCGTGGATCAATGCACTGCTGAGCAACCCCGTCTCGCAAACGAGGAATATTGTCGGCAACGGCTTGATGCTATGGATGAAGGTTGGCGAGCGGTCTTTTCAGGGCCGGGTTGCTGGGCCGGTACAGCGTGCTTTCGGGGCAGAAGGCACAATCGCAGCCGGCGAAGACGTGGCGATGGTCTACGGGATGATCCAGAGCCTTGGAGAGGCAATGCGCGCATCTGGTCGCGCCTTTAAGACAAATCAGTCTGTCGGGTTTGGGACAGGCAAGGTTGAGTTTAGGTCAGGCGCTTTTACCGCTGAGACGACGAACGTCCACGGTACGGTCGGCAGATTCATCAATGTCCTCGGGGAAATGATGACGCTTGGGCGTGTGCCGACCAGAGCCCTCCAGGCCGGCGATTCATTTTTCAAAGTTCTCGCCGCGCGCATGGACCTCTATGCGACGGCCTATAGAGCGGCTGACCGCGAGGGTCTGTTGAAGGGCAGGACAGCCGCCGATGTCGATAAGGCCAGCGACTTCATGGCAGAGTGGATAGCAAACCCGCCAGGAGCTGCTGAAGCTAGCGCGGAGAAACTTGCGCGCATGGTCACTTTTACGCAGCGACTGAGTGAACACGGCTCCGGTATGGCGAAGTGGGTTCGCGGTGGAGGTTATGGGATACCGCGCTGGTTTATTCCGTTTTTTGTCACGCCTATGAATATTGCTGAGGCGATCGTTAAGCACACGCCTCTGCAAATGGCGACTAAGGGTTGGTATACAGATATGCTTGGCAAGAACGGCGCGCAGGCTCAAGCCAAGGCCGGGTATCAGACGGCGCTGGGTTGGGGCATGACGCTGGGCTTTTGCAAGCTAGCGGCAGAGGGTTTTATTACTGGCTCAATGCCGGGCAACAAGACGACGCGAGACGCCTGGGCGGCGCAGGGCATTAAGCCCCTCACTTACTATCCCAATGGCATAAAGCCCGGCGAGACGGGGTATAGCTATGCCGGCATCGAGCCGCTATCCGGCATGGTCGGAATGTCTGTAGATATTTGCGATATCACGGGCGTAATGGATGGTGAGGCTTACTGGGAGGACCACGACGCGCGCGCCACGTTCGGGGCTGTGGTCTACGCCTTTGGCACAAACCTTTTATCGAAGACATACGCCGAAGGCGCAAATAAATTATTCGAGGCCATCACTGGTGACGCGCGAGACTTTGAGAAGACGATACAGCAACTGAATAGAAGTGTCATACCGCGCGTCTTGGCGCAGGCCAACAGGACGGGCGTACCATTCCTTTTCGACGGCAACCGGGATCGGCTTGATCCCAATCAACTTGATAACTTTTCCGAAACGCTATTGCGCGGGCTACAGGGGCAAACGCCTTGGGCGTCTGACAAGGTTGCGGCTCATGTCGATTGGCAAACCGGGCTCGAAACGTCATACGCCAGCTCGGGTGATACGGAGTGGCATAAACTTTTAGACTGGGTCAATCCGACCTTCTCGGTCATTTACCAGCCCGACAAGCCTTATGCGTCGGAGGTCACAAATCCATCAGGGCGCGATGCCGACCTCGACCCGTACCCGGCGTTGGAGGAGATTGCCCGGCTTTCGCAAGACGCCGATATCGCTCTTACGTTGAGACCGGGATGGCATCGGGGGCGGGTCAATTACCGAGGGGCAACCCTGTACCTGTCCGACCAATTTATGCGGCGCGACTTTCTGAGCCACGCCGGTCGAGAGTCGATCAAAGCGCTGACCAAGGTAATGTCTAAGAGCAATTACGACAAGGCGAGCCTCGAAAGGAAGCACGACCTTGTCCGCAAAGCGTACAAACGTGGCGGGCAGGAGGCGATTAGAATTATAGAAAAGACCCCTGAGTATAAATTGAAATTAAAGGCTTGGAGAGCGGAAGCCGCGAAAGAGGCAGAGCGAAGGAGAGGACTAAAATGACTATTGCAAGCGCTACACAGAAAGTAAGTTTTACGGGCAACGGCTCGCTCGACGTTTACGCTTATAGTTTTAAGATATTTGCGACTAGCGACTTACAGGTCGTAATTACCAGCACGGCTGGCGTTGAAGCGACGAAAACTCTGGGGACGCACTTTAACGTCTCGGGCGCAGGCTCGGCCTCTGGCGGGAACGTCACATTTACGGCAGGGAACGTGCCGGCAAGCGGCGAGCTGATCACCATCAGCCGGCAACTCGCCCTGACGCAGCCGCACGACTACGTTGAAAACGACAGTTTTGGCGCCGAAGATCACGAGGAGAGCTTAGACCGATTAGTCGGGATTGCGCAGCAGTTAAACGAAAACGCTAACCGCACAGTCAGGGCTCCGATCTCGGACACGGGCATCAGCATGAGCCTGCCTGCGAAGGCCGCGAGGGCGTCAAAGATTTTTGCCTTTGACGCCGCTGGCAACCCCGAGACGATCCAAGAAGTGGGCACCTATCGCGGCGACTGGGCTGCCTCGACCTTGTACGCGCTGCGCGATATCGTAAAGGACACATCCAACAGCAATATTTATATAGTCACGACCGCTCACACTTCGTCGGGGTCTCAGCCGCTGTCATCGAATGCGGACAGTGCAAAGTGGACACTCATCGTGGATGCGGCCGCTGCGGGAACAAGTGCCGCTGCGGCCGCAACAAGCGCCGCCGCAGCGGCGACCTCTGCCACTGCCGGCGCGAGTTCAGCCACTGCCGGCGCGAGTTCAGCCACCGCATCGGCATCGTCGGCATCGACGGCATCGACCCAGGCCAGTAACGCGTCTACATCGGCGACGGAATCGGCAGCGAGTGCGGCAGCCGCCGCCGCCAGCGCCGATGCTTTCGATGACACCTACCTCGGCGCGAAGAGTTCAGCGCCAACAGTTGATAATGACGGGGCGGCCCTGACCGCTGGTGATCTGTATTTCAATACATCCACTAATGTAATGCACGTCTACACCGGCAGTGCGTGGATTGCCGCAGCACTCTCGTCGGCCTCGGTGGTGGAGAGAACAGCCGCCACCGGATCGGGTGTCACGCCAAGCGGCACGACTGGGCAGCGTGATGGCGCTCCGGCTGTTGGGTACTTTCGCTACAACTCCACGACCAATGAGTTTGAGGGCTACTCCGGTGCAAGCCCCGCCTGGGGATCAATCGGCGGTGGCGCTGGATATTTTAAAGGCGACAACGGAACCGTTGGTTCAAGTGCTGGCGATATTTTCCGTATCAATGAAGCCGAATTAAATACATCGACAGAAATTTTAGCCGCCGAGAATGCGAGTGCGGCGGGGCCACTGACAATAGCTAGCGGGGTCACGCTTACCGTGAGTGGCAACGTGACGATCATATGAGGGATATAAAATTATGAGTACAATCGAAGCTGATGCCGTCACAGCCGCATCCGGAGTCAACACGGACCTCTCGCTCGATGGAAAAGGGACCGGGGTTCCTGATCTCGGCGCTGGATTTAAAGTAGGGTCTGTTGCGGGTGTTCCAACGGCATCCATTAGAGACGATGCCATCACAACCGCCAAAATACTTAATGACAATGTTACTCTAGCCAAACTCGCCGCCGGGACTGACGGGGAGCTTATAACTTGGGATGCGAGCGGCGATCCAGCAGCCGTGGCTGTCGGTACGGCTACTCATGTTTTAACATCGAATGGCGCTGGGGCCGCACCAACTTTTCAGGCTGCTGCGGCTGGTGGTGCTTGGACGAAAATAGGAACAGCGGTCGCCGCTGACAGTGCAACCCTAACGGTCACTGGACTAGATAGTACATACGATACTTACGCTTGTGCGCTCAGTGATATTAAGTGCCCTACTGATGGTTCTACGGTCAGGATGAGGGTAGGAGATAGTGGGGGAATGGAGACTGGCATTACCTATCGTTATCACAGATCGCAAACCATGAGCAGTGGCGTTGGTTATAGTGGTGCCGCTGACCAAGGGATAAATGGAATGAATTTTTCTAATGACTTAGGTAACGCCACGGGAGAAGGCCTTGGTGCTATGCTGTTTTTGCATCGGCCGGGGGATGGTTCTGCCAGACCTATCGTGTCAGGAAGCTACATGTACACTCAAAGTCAAGGGTATGTTCAAGGCGGGCAATACGCCGCGCAGTTCGATAGCGTGATTACACTAGACCGACTAGACGTTTCACTTACCGTTGGAAACATCGTATCTGGACGTTTCACAGTGTGGGGGATTTCACATGCCTAGTTTTACAACGGTTAACAAAGTCGATGAGAATGGTTTCATCTGCAAGTGCGACGTTTTCGAGACACGGGAAGAGGCTGATGCAAGAATTGTCGAATTACATCAAATGGCTGGTTATGAAGATGCCTTTGTAGTGGATAATGATGCAACCGCCGTTAATGGTGAGATGTGCTTTCAAACTCCAGCACATTTCCCTGTTGACGTAGTTAATAAGACTGTCGCATTTAATCAAACTGCTAAAGACGCGACTGTATTGGCAGCGGGTATGACAGCCCTACGAAATGAACGAGAGTCCATTTTAGTTGCTTCAGACCTGGATGTTCTCCCTGATCGTTGGGATGCGATGGATGCCGCTACAAAGACAGCTTGGTCTATCTATCGTCAAGCATTACGTGATCTTCCAGCAACAACGGCTGATCCCTCCAATCCAACGTGGCCAGAGGAGCCTAGTTAAATGACTTCAACATTAAATACTGACGTAATACAATCAAAATCAACCGATGGCGATTTGACGATACAGGGGTCTGGAACTGGTGTTCCTAATCTCGAAGCTGGCTTTAAAGTTGGTGGAACCGCAGGTGTCCCTGTCTCTGCTCTGCGCGCAGGGACCGATGGCGAGCTAATTACCTGGGCCGCCGACGCAACTGCCACGACAGTGGCTGTTGGAACAGCTACTCATGTACTCACTTCGAATGGCGCTGGTTCTGCGCCTACATTTCAAGCCGCTGCTGGCGGGGGTGGGCTGAAATCGGTTCAAGTTTTCACTAGTAGTGGGACTTGGACGAAACCTACCGATATCGGTAGCGTCCGAGTCCAATTGGTTGCCGGTGGTGCTGCCGGGAATCACTCTGGATATGGCGGCGGCGCAGGTGGATATTCTGAGAAGTTTATCGACGTTTCCTCTATCTCTAGTGTCACCGTGACGGTAGCGGCGGCTGTTGCCGGGAATACCGCTGGCAACTCCTCTTCGTTTGGAACGCACCTATCAGCCACGGGTGGGTTTAAAGGTGGAGCAGGTGCTTTCGGAGGACTGGGTGGAGTTGGCACTGGTGGCGATATCAACACATACGGCGGCGGCGGCGGCTACCACGATGGTGCTGCTTCAAGTTCGGGCGGCTCGTCGTACTTTGGCGGTGGTCAGCAAGGGCGTAGTGCCACCTTCGGGACTAACACGGCTGCTCACTTAGCGTATGGCGGTGGCGGCATCGGAGTTTATAACGGGTACACACAAGGCGGTAATTCCGTTGGTGGGTTGGTCGTCGTTTGGGAATACGAATAGGTAGGAGTTTTTAGAATGCCGCATATTTTAGTTACAGTTGCAACGAACAGGGTCGAGCAAGTCGCCGACGCCACTTTTGAAGTTCATCCAAACTTGGCTTGGCACTCAGTGGAAAATGCAGACGTTAAAAGCGGATGGCAATACAATCCGGGGGACAACACGGTTACGGACTCGTCTGCGGCTTGGTTGGCGTCACCCGAAGGTCAGCGCGCAACAATGGCTGAGAACAGGAAGAGCGCCTACGGTCCAATTGGCGATCAATTGGATGCGATCTTTCGGGACTTGAGAGACGGGACGACAGTCTATGTTGATCACATAACCAAGGTGAAGGCTGACAACCCTCGCGTCGATATTGTTGATCCGGGTGATCGGGATAGAGTTCTGACTTCAGAGTAGACATGCCAGATTTTACCCGAAAATTTTCGATACCACATTGGGATAACTATTCCGATGACGATATTTTCTATCGCTTGTTTAAAAACTCAGCCAAAGAATACAAGGACGAAATTCGCGACATATTTTTTGGCGGGGAATTTCATTATGAGTATAAGGGTGAGCAAAAGAAGTATGGCGATGTAATGGGAGTCAGCCCCTCTCCCATTCAGTTAGATAACCTATTCAAAATCCAAGATGAGTTTGGCACAGAAATTTCACTCACCCTAAATACCCTGGATATGGGCAAGGAATTGGCATCTGACGCGAACGTCATAAATCAGATGCTAGAATTTATACGGGGATATTATGAGCGGGGTCTTAGGGTTTGCACAATTAGCTCGACTCATCTGATGAGGACTGGGGCTTTACAGGAAGCATTCCCAGATATGAACTGGAAAAACACAGTCAACCATCTGGTGAAATCTACCCAAGAGGTCTATGACTACGCAGCCTTGGGATACACGACAATATTATTGGATCGCTCTCTGAATCGAGACATCGATTTATTGAAAGAAATCCGCCAAGAGACGAAAAAGCTAAAGATTGAAACATCACTGTTAGCATCTGAGTCCTGTATGCCGAGCTGCCCCTTCAAACAGGAGCATGATCTTTGGCAAGCACCATTGCAGCAATCAGAATCAAATTATTGGCAGACTTTTCCGACGACCTGTGTGCGCTGGCGCACCCCATATACAGAACAGTTGCCCCGGCTTGGCATTAATATCTCGATGGCAACCAAAGAAATTGTTGATGAATTTTCTGAAAATGTAGATGTGTTTAAATTCAGCGGCAGGCTGGGGCAGTCGCAGGGGATCGATCCCGATGGCCGAATGTGCTGGTCCGGCATCGAAAAGGGAAACAGAAAAATCGACCTGGAAAGTGGCAAATTACTTGACGCTTTTGAGTATGCAGATTCATTTCAAGAGATATATGAGAAAAGTCTTTCACCATATTTAGTGGATCGATGGGCACCGCAAGGCTGGACAAATTTAGCACAGACCCAGCAACACAGCGCCGAAGATATTTCATCGATCTGGAACACCAAGAAGGGCCAAGGTCTGAGCAAGATTTTGTCTAAGTGTAAAAACAGGTGTTGGGACTGTCACGCTTGCGAAAAAGTATTCGGCGTCGAGGCGTTCAATTCGACGTTGGAGCTGTAAATTATTTATGTAGGGGAACCCTTATGAAAAACTTTCTAATCAGGGCGGCATTGGCCGCCTTTTTTATTGTCGCGTCAGCGGGCGCAGCAGTCGCGGACCAGTCTGCCAAAGTGCGGCACGAACAGATGATTTACCCTGTGGTGCTGGTTCAGTCTGGGCATGGCTCGGGCTCCGGCACGGTCATCTTCTCCGAGCGGCATGACGGCGAGGTTCACACGTATATCCTGACCAACCATCACGTCGTCGCTAACTCGATAAAGGTCTCGAAGCTCTGGTGCAGCGGGCCGCCAAAGTGTAACGAGCCTGGAAAAATCGATATCGAGAGGCGCGAGACGGTCCAGGCCATCTGGTTTGAGTACAACGATCTCAGCAGGAACATCGGCACGCGCGGTCAGAAGGCAGACATCGTGGCCTATAGCCCCCTCCGCGATCTGGCTCTTTTAAGAACCCGAAACAAAGAGACCGAAGTCCAGTACGTCGCGGCGATCATGCCGGAAGATGCGCCCACTTATCTGGGCGATCGCATTCAATGCGTCGGTGCCGGCCTCGGCAACCCGCCCTTCCTTACCTCGGGTGAAGTGGGCTTCCTCGACGCCGAGATCAAAGGCGAGGATAGCCGTTACGCGCTGATTTCCTGCCCGATAATTTTTGGCAACAGCGGCGGGGCCGCCTTCCGCTGGAGCGACGCGCGGCAGCAGTACGAGCTGCAATCGATACCGTCAAAGGTATCGGCGACCTGGGCGACCGGCCCGGTCACGCATATGGCCTGGGGGATCACGATGGAAACCGCAAGAAAATTCTTCAGAGAGCATGAGCTTGGTTGGGTCATTGGTGACCCTAAGATTATCAAAACAGATGAAGGAGAAAACTAATGCAGTGGATTATTTTAAGAGCGAAAGAGCGTTCAACTTGGATGGGCTTATTCTCAGTGGTCGGCGCGATCGGCATCGGCGTCTCGCCAGAGAATAAAGAGATAATTATCTCCGCAGCCATCGCCGTCGTCGCGGCTATCGCCGCGCTGACGAAAGATAAAGCGCCGGTGGAATGAATGCCGCTGCTCGCCATTTTCAAATTACTGGGCGGCGTACTCAAGCTGCTGCCGATGGTCGGCGCTTATTTCGCAGGGAGGGCGCATGTTTCGTCTAAAATTTCTAAACGCACCGCCAGAGCGAAGGCTCGTCAGGCTGAGCTTGCTGCTCGGCCTCGCCGCGATGCTCGTGATCTCGTTGGGCGCATGCGGGACGGCGACGGGCAGTGACCCCGACATCTGCCCGCCGTTCCCAGTAGCTGGCAGCGAGGTCGCCGATGAGATCGAGGCCCGGATGTTTCCTAGTCATGATTATCCAGCCTTTTGGCACTGGATCGATCGGCTGGACGTACTGCATGAACAGCTAAAGGACTGCTGATGCGAAGAGATGAAATTACAGAGGCAGAGTTGCGCGAGGTGGCTGAGCTGAACGATCG